TTAAAATCAAATGGCACAAACCTAACTCCAGAGCGAATCACAAAACTTTTGGAATCATGGAAGGTTGCTAGAAACACAAGAGCAACTGCATTCTTAAATGCTGATGTTGAATTAAACGCTCTTGGCTTTGATCCACAAAAATTGCAATTAAATGAAGCACGCCAATATCTCGCAACAGAAATTGCAAGAGCAGTTGGTATTCCGGCATCATTCTTATCTGCTGAAACTACTAGCATGACATACAGCACGACTGTCATGGAACGCAAAGCACTTATCGATTTCAGTTTGAGAAATATTATTACGCCAATTGAGCAAAGATTATCGGCTGCTGATTTTGTGCCAAATGGTGTTGAAGTCCGATTTGACATTGATGATTTCTTGAGAGGCTCAGCATTAGAGCGTGCTCAAGTTTACGAAATACTAAACCGCATCGGCGCAATGAGTGTCGAACAAATTCAAGAGGAAGAGGACTTAATCCGATGAAGATTAATTTCCCAATTACAATAACCGCTGCTGATACGAATAAGCGAACCATATCTGGAACGATAGTTAGCTGGAATGAAGCTGGAAATACATCAGCCGGCAAAACAGTATTTGCTAAAGACAGCATTGATTTTTCAAAGCCTGTTAAATTGTTATTAGAGCATGACAAGACTCGCCCATTGGGTAAGTTAATTGACATTACTGCAAACGATCAAGGTTTAGAAGGCACATTCAAACTTGCAAAGACTTTTGCAGCTGATGATGCCCTTGAGGAGGCAGCCACAGGATTAAGAGATGGATTTTCTGTTGGCGTAATGGTTGATGCTTGGGATAACAAAGATGGCGCAATGGTTATCTCAAAGAGTTCTTTACAAGAAGTCAGTTTGGTGTCTGATCCGGCTATTGCCTCAGCGAAAGTTGAATCCGTAGTTGCAACAAATACACCAGAGAATTCCGAAGCAACCGCTGAGGATCAAACAACACAGGAGGACAAAGTGTCTGATATTACTTCAGATGCTCCTATCGCAACCGAAGCGGTAGAAGCTGCAAAGTCTGAGCCTGTGGTCGTAGTGGCAACTCAGTCTGTTGCCTATACAAAGCCACGCTCACCAATCAATTCAAAAGCAACTTATTTGGAGCACTCAGTTCGTGCTGCATTAGGTTCAGAGGAAAGCCGTCAGTATGTAATGGCTGCTGACACAACTGGAAACAATTCCGGCTTAATTCCAACACCACAATCAACTGAAATCATCAACGGCATTGCAAATGCTGATCGTGGTTTAATTGATGCATTATCTCGTGGCGTATTGCCAGCATCAGGAATGACTTTTGAAATTCCTAAAATTACAACTGCTCCAACAACAACTCTTGAGGCAGAAGCAGCAGCAATCGACACAACCGATATGGCTTCATCTTTTGTTTCAGTAGATGTTAAGAAGTTTGCGGGCGGTCAGACATTTTCTGTTGAGCTCCTTGATAGAAGTTCTCCAGCATTCTTTGATGAATTAGTTCGTCAAATGGAATTTGCTTATGCAAAGACCACAGATGCTTATGCTGCATCAGTTCTTGGTTCATCTTGCGCACTAGCAACAGGAACAGCTGATAACACAGCTGCTGGAATTCTTTCCTATGTTTCTGCTGCTGCTGCATCAGTTTATTCAGGCTCACTTGGATTTGCTCGCAACTTGATTGTGAATAGCACCCAATGGGGAAATATCATGGGCTACAACGACAGCGGTCGCCCAATTTACAATGCATCACAACCACAAAACGCAGGTGGAGCAGTTTCTCCACAATCACTTCGTGGAAATGTTGCTGGTTTGGATCTTTATGTTTCTCGCTCACTTGATGGCTACACAACTGGAGATCAGTCAATGATCGTTGTAAATCCAGATGCTTTCACATGGTATGAGAGCCCACGCTTACAACTTCGTTCCGACATTACAGCAACCGGTCAAGTATCTGTTGCTTACTACGGCTACGGCGCACTAGCAGTAAAACTTGCTGGTGGCGGAGTTTGGTTCAACAAGAACTAAATTAGTTTAACTGAGTGCCTAGGGTTGCTCCCGATCCTAGGCATCCATTAAGGGAGTAAGGAGATGACATGCCAACCATAATTACAGCTTCCGAGTTGAGATCTGTGCTTGGTGTGTCATCTGCCTTGTATAATGACGCATATCTAAATCAAATAATAGATACGGCAGAATTGGTCATCCTGCCAATGCTTACAACATTCAAAAGCCCAATTCAAGCGACTTCATTGTCAGCCAATGTTGCTACATTTACAACACTAGGAATTCATGAATTTACCGAAGGACAATCAGTTGTCATCACAGGATGCGGAACACCTTACAACGGAACAAGAGTTGTGTTGGCAGATAATCTTGGACAATATACCTTTTCGCAATCGATCACTAATGCCGACATACTCGAGGCTAATGTCATCCCATCCGGAGTTGCTGCCCTTTCTGGCGGATCAACTTATGTTGGAAATGCAGCTGTTCAATCAGCCGTCTATACAGTTTCAGTCGAAGTTTTCCAAGCAAGACTTGCCGGTGGAGGACAAATCGAAGGAGTAGATTTTACTTCAACTCCGTTTCGCATGGGGAGATCGCTTTACAATAAATGCGTAGGCCTCTTAGGTTCTTACATAGATCCCGAAGGCATGTGTCAATAAATGCCAAACCAAACAATTCTTGAACAAGTTCGAACACCCTTAGCAACTGCGCTTTCAAGCGTTGCAGGAAATATCTATGGATTTGTGCCTGAAACAGTTATTCCTCCAGCTGTGGTTGTCGTTCCCGATTCACCATATTTGGAATTTGAAACAATAAGCAAAACAAACATTCGGGCTAAAATTAACATGACCATTACAGTTGCAGTTGCATACAATAGCAATCCTGCATCTCTCGACAACATCGAGCAATTGATCGTTAGCGTTCTGGCAGTAATTCCAGTTGGATACATTGTCAGTTCGGTTGAAAGACCGACAGTTTCGCAAGTTGGTGCAAGCACGCTGCTAATCGCAGATGTTCGAGTATCTACCTACTACACACAAACAATCTAAGGAGAAATCATGGCAACAGTCGTTATAACCGGTCGTGATGTTGGTTTATCTTTCACAGGTGGAACAGATATTCAAGCACAAGCGACAAATGCAGTTCTAACCAAAGTCAATGATCGTCAGGTTTATCAGACTATGGATGGAGAGGCTTACAAGACTACAAACATTTCAGCAACATTCCAATTGGATATGTTGGCTGATTGGGGCAAGACATCATCAGTATGTGAGGCTCTATGGGCTGCTGCTGAAAGCGCACCAGATACAGATATCAGCATGACACTTACAGCTGCATCAGGAGCGCAATTTGTGTTTCCTGTAAAGCCTGAGTTCCCAAGTGCTGGTGGTTCAGGTGTTGATGCTCAGACAGTATCATTTACATTTACAGTATCTAAGGGCGCAGTAGTAGAAACCTTTAGTTAAAAACTAGCAACGGGAGCAAAATGAAACTACCAATCACAATTGAATACAGCTCAGGCGAGCAAGCAACTTATATTGCCCAACCGCCTGAGTGGGCAAAATGGGAAAAGCAGACAGGACACACTATTGGTCAGGCATCCGAAAAGTTGGGCGTTTGGGATCTTATGTTTCTGGCTTATCATGCTCATAAGCGTGAAATTGCCGGAAGCAAGCCAATCAAACCAATGGATATTTGGATGGAAACTGTAAGTGATGTCATTGTCGGTGATGCAGACCCAAAAGTTATCCAGCAGGAAGCCTAAACAGATTATTGGTTGAGTTGGCAATTGCCACACAAATACCAATGAGTGAATGGGTTGAAGCAGAGGATATTTTAACAGCGATCGAGATATTGGAGAAACGGAATGGCAACTAGCACCGAACCTCTAATAGTCTATGACAAAAGAGAACTTGCTTCATTTGCTAAGGTAATTAGAAACATGAGCGATATTGCTGTTGAGGAAACCAAACGCAGAGTTGGTGAGTTAGCGCAAAAAGAATTGAATGAAATTCGCAGAGTTGCTTCATCTAGAGGCAAGGTTGCCGATCGAGTTGCTCAAGGCGGTAAAGTTAAGAAATCCTCATTGCTTGGTGAGATTTCATTTGGATTTGCTTCACAAAGATTCTCAGGCGGTGCAACAACTCAATTTAACACTCGCAATGATGGTAAAGGTAATCGCAAAGGTATTGGAGCAGCATCAGAATTTGGTTCAGGCAAATATCCACAATTTCCAAGATGGTCAGGGCCGATGCCAAAAGGGCCGGGTTCAAGAGGTTGGTTTATTTATCCAACAATTAGACATTTGCAACCTACAATTATTAAAGAATTTGAAGAAATTATTTTGGATATAAAGAAAGAATTTTCTGATGGCAAGTAATAGCAGAACATTAACTCTCGCCTTAGCAGCTGATATTGATGGCTTAAAAAAGGGTTTAGATGATGCCAATAAAATAGTCGATAAATCTGCCGATCAAATTTCTGATTTTGGCAAAAAAGCAGCATTGGCTTTTGCAGCCGTTGGCGCAGCAGCCACAGCGTTCGCAATTTCAGCTGTAAAGGCAGCAGCCGAGGATGAAAAGGCTCGCAAGTCTTTAGAACAAACAATTAGAGCAAACACAAGTGCAACCAATGAACAAATTGCATCAATCGATACTTACATCACAAAACAATCTATTGCCACCGCAACGACCGATGATGTTTTAAGACCGGCTTTTGCTAGATTAATTCGATCAACAAATGATGTTGCTAAAGCGCAAGATTTATTATCTTTATCTCAAGAAATTGCAACCGCTACTGGGAAGCCACTTGAAACAATTGCAAATGCTTTAGGCAAAAGTTTTGATGGACAGAATACATCTCTCGGCAAACTTGGTTTAGGTATTGATGCGGCTACCCTTAAAACCAAATCTCATGAGGAAATCATGCAGATTCTTAAAGGAACTTATAAAGGATTTATTGACAACGAAGCCACCAATGCCGAATTCAAAATGCGTCAATTGGAGATTGCTTTCTCAGAAACAAAAGAACAAATTGGAAACGCTTTATTGCCAATCATGAAACAATTTGCTGATTATTTGCTTGCGGTAGTTGTGCCAAATGTTCAGGCATTGGCTGCTGGCTTAACTGGTCAAAAAGGTGTTAATGCAGGAATTACAGATGCAACTCGTGGTGCTTATGAGTTTGGACAACAATTAAAAACTACCATTGGTTTCTTAATAAGCATTAAAGACGAATTGTTGATTTTGGCCGGCATTCTTGCAACTGTTTTTGTAGTGAATAAAATTGCTGCTTTTGTTGCAGCCATTGGAACAATTGTCGTTGCCATGAATACTTTAAGAAACGCCGCTGCTGCTGCTGGGGTTGCTACTGCTTTTGCAACCGGTGGCGCATCTGTGGGAACTGCTGCTGCTGCCTTAGCTGCTGGTGCTGCTACTTATGGATTAACTCAAATTGCTCCAAGTGGAAACATCCCTCAGCCACAAACTTTTACTGGAACTCCATTCGGTCAAGCAGGTGGCAACACTTACAATATCCAAGTTCAATCTGTTGATTCTGAAGGTGCTGCAAGAGCAGTTGCAAAGGTATTAAATAACAGCGCATCAAGATCAGTTCCTCAGCTGTATAACTCAGGCATCAAGGGCGGATAATGACTGTATTTACTCCCGATTGGAAACTGACAATCAATGCGGTTGAATACACAAATGTTGCAATATCTGACATAGCCCATCAGGCTGGTCGTGAGGATATTTACTCTCAACCCAATCCATCTTACATACAAATTGAATTGGTTGCATTAAACAATGAAAACTACAACCTAGAAATCAATGATGGAATAACTCTGCAAGTTAAAGACAGCACAAACACTTATCGAACTTTATTTGGTGGCAACATTACAGACATTACAACTGAGGTTGCAACGGCAAGCAGTATTGCCGAAACCTTTACTTATACAATCCTCGCTTTAGGTTCATTGGCTAAACTGCCAAAAGTAATCTACAACGGCACATTGGCTAAAGATGATGACGGCGATCAGATATATGAGTTGCTTTCAGAGTTATTCTTGAACAATTGGAATGAAGTGCCAGCAGCTGAAACATGGTCTGGCTATGATCCAACAACTACTTGGGCAAATGCTGAGAACATAGGACTTGGCGAGATTGATCGCCCCGGAGTTTATGAACTTGAAAACCGAACCGCTGATCCTGACACCACTTACAACATTGCAAGCCTTATTGCTAACAGCGCACTTGGTGTTTTGTATGAGGACAATGAGGGGCGCATCTCCTATGCTGATACAACTCATCGACAGAATTACCTTGCCAATAATGGATATACAGAGATTTCAGCAAACACCGCCATTGGAGCAGGATTAAAAGTTTTGACTAGAGGCGCAGATGTTAGAAACGAGATTATTCTTAATTACGGCAACAACTATGGATCACAGAAAACCGCAATTGACTTGACTAGCATTGCAACCTTTGGATATAGAGGTGAAACCCTAAATACAGTCTTGCATGATGCTACTGATGCACAAGCTGTGGCTGATCGCTTTATTGCCCTTAGATCCTATCCAAGAGCCTTATTTGACAGCATTACATTCCCATTGACTAACTCAGCCATTGATGATGCAGACCGAGATGCATTGCTTCAAATCTTTGTGGGTCAGCCAATGCGTATAACAGACTTGCCTGTTCAGATAGCCCCAACTTCACAGTTCGAGGGTTATATTGAAGGTTGGCGTTGGAGCACTAGGTTCAACGAATTATTTTTAACCATAAATCTAAGCCCCATTGAATTCTCACAAGTTGCACTTGAGTGGAATCAAGTGTCGGGGTCAGAGGCATGGAACACTTTATCCGCTATACTAACATGGGAAAATGCGATAGGAGCAGTAGCATAATATGGCAACAACTACGAATTATGGATGGACAACACCAAAC